ATTATAAAAATTCATTTTATCTAACCAAACGGTCAATCGATCTATCGATAACGAATATACTACATGTTCACCATCGTATGTTAGTAAATAACATTTAACATTGTCACACGAAAAATAAATGTTTAGTAATTCTATTGCTTCAAACTGAGTGATTTTTTGAAACAACTCGAGGAATTGTACCTCGTGATTAAATATAAAATTAGTATACTTGTCTATTATTTTTAATGCTTCGTTAAGATCGTTCATCTGCTTTAAAATCTAGTATATCTTTGCCGTAGTCTGTTATAATTGTTTCGTGCCACGTTCCGTTTTTACACAATTCGCATTCATAGTTAAAATGTTTATGTCTCGAACATATAGAGTACCAAACGTATAATTTTTCGCCTTTCTGTCTAACAGGCATTAACGAAAAATGACCATTTTCAATATATTCGTTCACTTGGTCTTTTTTATATCTTTAACATATTCTAGCATGGCTTCTGCTAATTTTTTGCTATGCATTATTTCGAGATTATTCAATACATCTCTCTGCCAAGGATATAGCTTGCTTTTCCAAGGTTTTGCATATCCGTATTTTAGCATATTAAAGGTGCGCTCGGCCTTTCGGCGCTCGGCATTGCGAATTTTACGCTTCCAGATTTCTACTTTTGTTTCTTGCATATTTTGTTCTCAGTCCGGGCGGAGGATTTCGACTTGTTGCTTAAGGGTGCGAATTTCTGCCTCAAAGCCTTCAACAATCCGTATAATCTTTTCAAATAATTCTTGCTCATCTTCTTCAATTACTGCGAAGCCTTTTGCCCGAAAATATCTTACAATGTTTGTGTATTCGATTTTATAATCCATAACTGGATTATAACAAATATAGAAATAGAAGTCAAGAAAAAAGGTACCGAAGTACCTTTTTTCTATCTAGGTGTTTAACAAATACTCTATTAAGAGAATGTTAAGTTAGAAACTGCAATCTCACCTAAGTAGTCACCAGCATTACCTAAACTCGATGCAGTATTTGTCAATTCGACGTACCCGTAACGAGTCATGAAGCTAACCACTGGTTCGAAAGTAGATGGATCTAATACAACGCCTGAGCTCATTAATGGAATGTATGGGCAATAGAACGCTGCGGCATCAGTTTCTGATGAACCTTTATAACCAACTAATACCGGTTTAGTATCTTCTGCATAAGAGTCAACATAAACTTTCATAGCTGAGTTTAATGTACCAACCATCTTAGTGTTAGTTGGAGCTTCGAAAGTACCTTCTGTAGTACGAGCGAAAGCTGAAGTAGTAGCAGACTGAAGAACTGTTAAAGCGGCTGGTGAAACAACTGCCCAGTTACCTGCGCCACGGCGTGTACGCTGAGCAATTAAGTTAGCAGTTCTGTTAATTAAAACAGATAATGCGGCATGCTCGTCACCTACGAATGTAGCAGTACCAGAAACAGCAGCTTGATCGTATGTGAATTCAGTGTTTGCTAATGAACGTAAAGATAAAAGAATCTCTTGGTCGATTTCAGCAGTAACTTCTTGTGCTAAAGCGGCCATGATTTCTGCTTCAACGTCGATACCGTGCATTGACTGAGCGTCTTGAGCGGCTTCAAAAGTCCAACGTGCTTGTAACTTACGAGTACGAGCTTCAACAACTTGTTTTAAGATCTGTACTGAAATGTTACGACCACCTGTGCCTTCCATAGCGGCTGTAGCAGAACCTTTGTAATCTGCTTGAGCGGCACCGTTACCTGCAGAATATGCAGTAGCGATTTTGAAAGGTGATAATGCTTCTTCACCAGCAGTAGTATCAGTAGCAGCGGCTGAACCGTCTGTCATTGAAGTACCGTAGCGAACACGCAATGTATGGATCTGTCCAACTGGGCCAGTCATTGGCTGAACACCAACGATTTCGTTAGCGATAACAGTTGGCATAACACGTCTGATAACTGGTAAAATTACACGGTTAAGTGTAGCAACGTTACCGGCTTGTGTAGCACCTGCAGTAGCAGATTCTAATAAGTGACCACGTGTATTTTCTAATACTGAGGCCATTGTGCTGCGGCGAGTGCCGTCAAGACCTTCAAGAAGGGCTTCTTTAGTCTCGCTCCAGCGGCTTTCTAAAAGTTGATTTGACATCTTATTTTTCTCCAATAAATTTTAGATTATTTAAGCCCCGCTAACTTCTTAAGGTCGATGATGTTGCTTTCGCCATCGCTATCTTTTACCTTAGATGTAACGGTTTTGTTACCAGTAAATTCTTTCTTAGACTCTGTAACCACTTGCTTACGCTGTGGTTTTTGTGCCTTGTTTGAAAGAACTGCTGGCAAATACTTTTCGTAAGCAGATTTTAATCTGCCCGTTTGTACGTTTTCAAGTAAAGAACGCATTGTGTCTGCTTTATCATCATTTAATGGTGATAAAAGTTCATCCATAACACTTGAACGTTCGTTTGATTCCTTAATAATACGAATCTCACGGTCTTTACTTTCTACTAATGCTTTGGCCTTAACTGCAAAGTTTCTGGCTTCTGCTAATTTGTTGTCTCTTGCTTTAACTTCATCTTGAAGTTTACGAATCTCAGCATTTTCGTTTAAGTAAGTTGTTGTAAACTCACTTGCAAATGCTTCGAATATTTGACGTCCAAAGTTGTTCTCACGAGCAACTTTAATGTCTTCATGTAACTGAGACAGTTCAGTTGAAAGATTTTTAGCCACTAAGTTCTTAACTTTAGCACTGTTTTCAGCAACGAATCTCTTCTGTAATGCTTCTAACTTGTCCTTTGCTTCTGCTACTAACTTAACTTTAGATTCAACAACATCACGCTTGTCCTGTGCAAATTCCTTAATTTCCCTGGCTAAGGCTTCGATGATAAACTTTTCAAGTTTTTCAAAACCTTCTTTTTGTACAGTACGATCCTTGCGTAACTCTGTAATTTCTTCGGCAAGTTTTGTTACCATGAAGTCGTTAAACTTCGTAGCATTTTCATTCATCTTGCTTTGGAACTTAACACGATCCTCTGCTAAAGATTTTTTCTCTTCAGCAAATTCCTGGATCTCAGTCGCTAAACCTTCAGTGACCATCTTATCTAATGCTTCAACCATAACGCTTTTATCATGCTCATAGCGTTGTGCAAATTCTTCACGAAGTTCGGCACGAATAACTTCACGTGCTTCATTAAGTTGGCCTTCCCATGCTTCCTGGATGGCTTCCTTAGTTTCTTCGTTCACTAATTCACTTTCGAGCAATGGTTTTATTGCATCTAGCATATTTTAGTCTCCTAACGAATTTTGAGGTCTTTAATCAACTTAACGACCTCGCTTTTTAAATACTTTTGAACTTTTTGTTCAACTGTCGCATCTTTAGCCATTTCTAAAATCTTGTGTCCACCATTCATATTCATCATGCCTTCATATATAGCAGTTGGATACGCATTTGGAGCACTTGGCTGAGCTACAACATCTACAGTAACTATCTCAAATTCACTTACCTGTCCGTTTGATTCATTCACGTTGCCTGAGCCTCGTGAACTAACTCCTAGTTTAACACCGCTTTCTAGCATAGTTTCTACTAACTTGCCCATTGGTGTTGGAAGAATTTTAAGTTTACCGTAACCGTTTGGACCGTCCATCCACATTTCTGTGATCATGTGACTGACACGGTCTAAGTTAATTTTTAAGTCATCAGGGTGATCAACTTCGCCTAAAACACTGTATCCACCTGTGATTTGTTCGTTTAATGTCGTAACCGCTTCTTGTATCTCATTTACTGGATATACACGCTGGTTAGCATTTTTTACACCACCTTGAATACAAATGCCTTTCATGTAAAGACTCTTATCATTGCCGTCGCCAGTTGATTCAACAACTATTTTAGCGGCGTCAAATGTAAGATTCTCTTTTAGGTATAGTGCCATACTCTAAAAACCCTTACTTGACTAAACTCTTGTCGTTTGTACCAGACTCTTCACCTGTTTTTGGCTTTGGAGCATTTGATTTGAATGCTTTTTTGCCGGCTTCTTGAGTTGGTGTGTAACCCATGTCTTTAGCGTCTGGAGCAGTACGGCCTTTTTCTTCACCTGTTGTTTGGTGTGGCTTTGCTTCAGAACCATCTGAACCTGAGTTGTCGTTGTTGATTGACTTCTTGTTAACGTTGCCGTCTTCTGATGTTTCTGGCTTTGGAGCATTTTGTAATGTTAACGCTTCTTCCAATGCTTCTGCATCTTCATCAATCTTATCGTCGTCGCAATCAGCACCTTCCATTGGCATTTCTTCTTCGTCGCCAATTTCGCCGCTGTCGTCAAAATCTGTGTCATGAGCTTCTTCATGTTCACCGTCTGTCATTAATGTTTCAAATTCAGCCATTAATTCATCTAACTGATTTTCTAAATCAACAACACGGTCTTCTAATTCTTCACCTTCGATTTCTTCGCCGCCTTCAGCGTCGATTTCCATGTCCATTTCATCGCCGGCTTCCATATCGTCACCTGCAATCATTTCATCGCCCATGTCCATTTCATCATCGTCTGCTTCAGCAAACTGCTCATCTGACTCAACGTCATCGATTAAATCTGAGGTTTCATCTTGTGGTGGGAATTCTCTGTTCATTAAGCCTTCGTAAATGTCTCGGCTCTTTTCTACTACGATCTCGTGGAAGAGATCTGATGCTTTGCTATCTTCATCGTTGATAACATATTCAATTAATTTTTCAAACTTGTTCATACGAAATTTTCTCCAATGTTAAAGTATGGCTTGTAATGTAACAGTATTTACAAGAGGTTATAAAAATAGTGGTATATAAAGGTCAAAAAGGTATAAAAAGGCGAATCTTTACGAGATTTTCTTAAAATCCGCCTTCAGCACCGTCTGGTTGTGAGTTGTATTGGAGTTGAACTTTCTGAAGTTTTTCTTTGTATTCGACGTTCCTTAAATCTAACATTTGTCGTAATTTATTAATCTGCTTTAACGTTAAACGTGTTTTTCTTGTTGATTGCTCGTCAGGAGATGAGTTGTCTGAATCAACGTCTTGATATTTTTCAGCAGTATTGTTATATAATTCATTTAATATCATACTTTTATTTACCTTAGATTTCGCCTGTTGGTGGGGCGCCGGCGCCGCCCATACCTCCGACGTTAGGCATGTCTGGCGTCTCGCCTGCTTCGACGTCCATATCTAGCTCGCCGAAATCTTCTTCGCCGGCTAGATTTTCTAAATCAGCATCAATGCCGCCTGGGGATACCCCGACGGAACGTAGATCCGAGCCCTCAGGATCGATGTCGTAGTTTGATCCTTTTTCTTCGTGCCATAGTTCTTCATTACGAGCGATTTCTTCTTCTGATAGTCCTAAGAAACGTTCTAAAGCGAATTGCTTACTAATGTATGGCAAGCCTTCCATCTGGCCGAAGGTGCCGGCTCTCGCCTGGTCGAGCTCCGCTTGACGGTATGATGCAAAATTTTGTGGCGGATTGAATTTTATGTCAAATAATCCGGCGTCGATGTTAATGCCTCTCCAGCGTAAAAACATCTTGAATTCGTCATCTAGCTTTTGTACAATATTTCTTTGGAGGCGCTCGCAGTATTGATTGAAGCGATATTCTTGAATCAATGCAGTGCCCACTCGTCCATCACTTAGTGGTGTAGACGAATCATCAGGCCCTGTCGGAAGATACGAGCTCGGTACTCTTAACCCACGTGCTAACTTATTATTAAAGTATTTTAAGTCATCAATCTGTCCTAAATTTTCACCTCCCGGTAATGTGTCTACAGATGAGCCACGTCCTTCCGATGTTTGTGGAAAGAAATAATCTTCGTTAATAGATAACGGATTATATGTAGCGTCCATGATACTTTGACCTCCGCCATTGGCAGTAGGAATTCGACGTTGATGTATTTCATTTTTGATGCGTTCAACAAACTGCATAGCCATATGCGATGGCATGTTACCTACATCGATTTTGAATACACGTCTTTCAGGGGCACGTTGAATACGATAAATTAAGATCGCATCTTCCAACAATTCCTTTTGTTTATAAACTTTGAATATATTTTCCAGGATACTTTGTCCAAATGGCCAGTAATAATCTAAGCCTTCTGTTAAACTTAAATGCATAATGTGTTCAGCATCAATGGCACTTTCGTTCATTGCTTGAGCAAATCTTCCTTGTGCGGCATTGCCTCCACCTTGTGGCGCATTGAAGTTATAAGGGGCTCCTTGTGATCCTGTTTGTGGCGTTTTTTGAAAATCGTTTGTTGTTTTTGCAGCAACAGTTAAATTCTCAAAATTTGGATTAATATCTAAAACGATATACTGCTCAGGCTTCTTGCCTTCGCTTTCATTTACAATAATACGAGAAACTTTTTCTGGCTCGACCCAAAATAATTTAAATGTTTCTGGGTCTCTAATAAACACCTGATCACCGTACTTAACTGTATTTCTAAATAATTTAAAAATACGTTGATCGAACTCATTGATTTTAATCCAATTCCTAAGTTCATTTTTAAGTATTTTTACTTCATTTTCAGTAGGTTTTTCAGCAAAATCAATTTCAAATGGAGTACCGTTTGCTTCGCTTTCTTGCGTACAAAATTCAGCAATAATGTCTAGACACGCATTAATTTCTGAATCCTGGTCCATAGCCTCATACTGTGAATATCGTTCTATCCTGTTTGGGTGCCCGGTATATACCTCCGGCAATGACGATTCATAATTCCTAAATCCGAAATTAGATGTTTGTGGTGTTAGAGATCCACCTGCACCTGATATTGGTGAAAATTGACCATCTGTGTTTGCTGATTTAAATCGTTTCTTGTATGGCATAGATATATTTATGTATTATTTCTTCATTTTACAATTTTCGCCGTGCCAGCGTTTGTAGTTTCCTTTATCGACATACTTACCGCAACAATCGCAGGTACGATAATGTTTCTGTTTGTATTCATCTGACTGTTTAGTTTTTTTCTGTTTAATAATCGCATCTGCATTTATTACACCGCAGTTATTACCGTGCCATCTGATATAATTTCCTTTGTCTACTGTTTTATTACAGTGTTCGCACGTCATCATTATGCTCTTTTTATATTTTTCTGATGCTCGTGTTTTCTTTTGTCTCTTGAACATTTCGTTGCCGCGAGTACTTAACCAATGTTTGTTGTTAAACGTATTGGCTATTTTTTTAGCGGATTCGAATGTTAATGTGAACTGAGCATTAGCATTTCTTTTATTATAATATAAACCGTTAGAAGCAACATTTAAGCGACTATGTATGTATTCTTCGTGTTTTTCTGCTAACTCTCGTGTTGGGAAAGATTTTAATATTATTTTTTTAAAGTTTTCTTTACCGTATGTGTTTATATCTTCAGTTAGATAACTGCTTGATCCCATATATTCTTCATCGTTTTCTGGAATAGTATTAGACGAATGAACACCTATATAGAACTTTTCTTGCGAAATAGGTCGTAAGTTGATTATTAAGTATGTATAATGATATGAATAAATATTCATGCTGATTGCTCCTTCATAGCGTTAGAGTAGTTGGATATTGGCGTATCGCGAACTACACTTCTATTTATGCCTTAACGATTTGGATGACCTGTATATACTTCAGGTAGACTACTTTCGTAATTTCGGAATCCGAAGTTAGCGGTAGTTGGCGTTTCGCCTCCGTGACCTGCTATTGGCGAAAACTGTCCGTCTGTATTTGGTGATTTAAATCGTTTCTTGTATGGCATAGATTATATTTATCCGTTACTTATTTCATTGAGCATTATTTAATGCTCTAACTCTACCTTGTGCAACAACCTTGTCTCTTTGTCCATTGGCTTTTTGAGTTTCTTTCTTAATCTCTTTTAGCATCGTATTTGTTTTATCAATTTTTGTTCCTTGTGCTCGTGCTTCTTTAAGTAATGCTTGAACTAGGTCAGGACTTAATGTATTATTTTCTTGAGCTTCGGTAATTTTATTCATTATTGCTTTCTGTTGATCTTCGGTTAACGAATGACTTTGAGTCATAGTGTTTGTTATTTTGTCTGGAGTTTTAGGAGCAACTTTAGATGTAGTATCATTGCTCATTGTTTCTGACGATTTACTTTTTAAATTATCTAGACGTTCTTGTGAATATTTTACTACAATATCTTGTTTATTTAACCATTCAAGTATTTTAGGATCACTCCAATCTGACTGAATAAAATTTGTAGCCATAGTATCAAGTTTAGCCATAACTTTAGCAGTTCTTTCGTTATCTTTCTTTAACTCTGCTATTAATTCGTCCTTATCTTTTTCTTCTTTTATTTTTGTCATATTTGCAATATCCGTATTCAAATCATTGACTTTTTCTGTAATTGTATTAAGAGAACTAGTTGCTTCTTCAATTTCTTTTTTATTTTTATTTTCGGCCCAGTTGCCCAATTTTAAGGCTTTTGCTTTAGCTAACTCGTTTTTCTGATCAGCAAGATGTTTTTTTGCTGCATCTTGCTGAGCCGTTAATTGCTTATGCTTTTCTTTAAGAATTCTTAATTCGCCTTCAATATCACTTTGGTAAAACTTTTTCTTATCCTCGAGCTGTTTAAGATTTTTTTCTTGTATTTTAATCTTTTCATTGATTTGGTTAACTTCTTCTTTATTACCTTGAGATTCTGCGGC